CTTTGGGGTTATTAACATATACTTTAAACTTTTTAACATCACCTTGCATTGGTTTACCAAGTTTAACTGTCCTACCTTGATACTCAGCTTCGTTTATGTCAGATTTATATTCTTTCATAAATTCAGTAAATTCTTTTACATCTTGATAGTTCTCTACCGTGTATTCTTCACAGTATTCTTGACTTTCTACTAATAAATTATATAATGATATCATAGTTGTTTTGTTCTATACTATAAATATAGAGTTATTTAATTAACCACGTTAGGTCTTCGTTTGTATCACCAACCCTCATTTTCCATGGGTTTTCATCCATAGAATCGTTACCTCCAAATCCACTAGCCAATCCCTCGGTAGCTTGTCCTATCCCACCTAATGCCTGTTTGGTTAAATCCACTCCCTCTTGTCTTAATCGAAGTGCAGTATCTCTAACCCATAATCCAATTGATAATGACATTGTTAAATCATCATTATATCCTTTCATTCCTTCTGCTCGATTGCCATTCCATATAAAAGTAAATAATTCTTCTATCAATCTAGAAGAACGTATCGTTACTGATTTTTCTCTGATATATTGTTCCAATTTAGAAATAATCAAAGGTCTAGTTTTAGCTGTTGTAGAAAAACCAGGCACCATTCCACGTTCTTCTGCTCTGTATTTATTATGTAATTGATTTTCTACATCAACATATTTTAAATCTTTACTCATATAAAATAAGTTCTGATATGACCTATCTATTACTTGTTGAATTACTGCCCAACCAATATTTGCGTTTTCTATTACTAACAATGCTTGATTATATTCAGTTGAAAGAGATACCAAGAAATTTCCAAAATCTTTTGTATCTAATTTTCCTTTATATTCTGCAACTTGTGTTGATTCTTCAATATCAATCACATGACATGCAGAATAATCTCCTCCATCTCCACGAGCAACATCCGCTACTACCATATAAGATTTTGTATAGTTTGGATATTCCCATTTCCATAGGTTTCCATCAAATCCAGTTTTTTCAATTGGTTCTTGTACATATGTTTCTTTATAAAACATTAAAAGTTGAGGATCTATTACTGTATCACCAGAAGAAACAAAATCACAATCACATTCTTGTGCTGCTCCTTTTGGTCCTAATAAAACCTCCTGCTCATCTCTCCATGATTGGTCTCTTTCAGGATGAACACTCCAATGTAATCTAATTGTATTGAATGTATTTGTTTCATCTTCTGCACCTACCCAAGTTTTGTGAAAGAAATTTCCTACACCATTTGGAGTTGATAAGATAATTGCGTTACCACCCGTTGATAATGTAGATTGGGATGATACCCATATATCTTCAATCTTATCAATAAAAGCTGCTTCATCAAATACCAAAAGGGATAGTGCTTCAGAACGACCAGCATCTCCTGCTGCAGAAGTTGCTTTTATCTGAGAACCATTCGAGTATCTTAAGGATAGTTTGTTATCCTCTACTGTGTTTTGTTTTAACCACGATGGTAAGTACTGATTCATTACACGAACCTTCGTTACAAGGTTCTTGGCAACTTCTTGTTTGGTTGCAATTACCAATACATTAAAATCTTGATTGAATAACATCTTCCAAAGTGAAAATCCCGCAGTTAAAGTTGAAATACCTGTCTGTCTGGATTTAAGGATGATGTTGTATCTATGTTCTGCGAATTGGTCTAAAGTTCTTTCTTGAAATTCATATAAATGAAATGGAATCTTACCACGAACTGGATGTTGAATCATACAATACTTTTTCATAAAGTAGATTGGGTCTCCAGCACATTTCTGGTACTCAATCTTTATTATATCTTTTAAGGATTGTTTAGCCATGTTATTTTTTCTTCTTAAATGAAATTTTCCAATACATAGAACCACCAATGTAAGGTTGTATCTTGCTGTTTACATTTAATGCACCAACATCTAATCCCCACATCTTATCTTTTTTATCTTTATATAAAATACCAAGGTTTGCTTTGTTTATAAAGTTAGTTTGGTCAAATGATGTACCGAATCCATAATAGAATTCTCTTTTAGGTAATTCCTTAACTACCTTTGTGTTGTATATTGTTGGAACTTGGAAGTTCCATTTAATATCTCTACTTACTATTTGGTTTTGAGATATTGTATCAGTAATAATACCAAATCCTAAAGTTGGATTGGGTTTTGTTCCAATAGAATCAATTACAATTTCAGGTGCAAATTCGTAATCTAATTTTAACGTATCCTTTACTATATATTTTGAATAGTAATCTTCTATTATTTTAAGAGAATCAACATCTGCTGGAATCTCTACTATTTTTTCAACTACTCTATCTACATACTTAGGTACATATTTTTTTACTTCTACAATTTTATTAATAAAAACAGTATCTATTTTTTGTTCTAATAGTTCATAGTCTTTTCCATCTACTTTTACTATATCTTTTGGGTCTACTACTGTATCTCCACTACATGCTCGCATCAATAGTATAACAACTATTAATCCTATTATTAGTATTTCCTTGAAATACTTTGATAAAATTTTAAAGATAATGTTCATAATTTTTTTCCCTTAATTCTTCGAAGACGTTTTCTCTATTTGTTTCGAGTTCTTCTATTTCCTTATTACCAATATCAATCATTTCTTGTATTTCAGCTTTTACTTCATCTACTGATTTTGGTAATTTCCATTTTTCAACAGTACCATCTTCATTAACATAATCATATTCTTCTTTAACTTCGGTAAGAGAGTGTTTTAGTTCTTCTAGTTTTTGTTTCCCATAAACAATCATCTTAGTCCAAATCTTATAATTCTGATAAGGAACAAATACTCCTTCTACTCTAAGAACAGTTTCTTTTTCAGCAGTACAAGTCATACAAAATCCTCCATTTTGGATAAATCTTATATCGTTATCTGTTTTCTTTACAGTTTTACACGTAGCGTTTTTACAATTATTCTTTTCTTGAAGATATTTTCTTATTTTTTGGAATGCTTCGTGATTTTTACCTGTTTTTAATGTATATCCTTCCTTCTTTTCGAATTTATGATTTTCATCTTCCCACTTATCTCCTATATTACGAGATTCTTTTGCTTTAGTATATCCAACAGTAGTATTTTTATCATACTCACCTGTTTCAACCATATCAACCAACTTTCTTCTAGTTGGATGCATATATTTCTTTTTGAATTCTTTACTCATTGTTACACATTAGGTTATACTTGTTATATATAAATATATAAAAATGAAGAAACCGATAATTTTAGAAGAAAATACCGAGTATCTGATTTACAGATGCAAACGTTCCTGTTAACTTAAAGGTATTACCACCATAAACAAATACAATACCTTCATTTGGTACAATTTTCTTAGAACCACCAATAGATTGTAATCTACCAAGTTCTAATTTAAGTTTTTCTATCTTTTTTGGGTCACCTGATTTCTTAACATCTTTGATTGTCTTATCAATTCGTTTCTTTATATCACGAACTGCCTTATCAGGATTAACTGTTAGTGCAGATGAGGTAAACTCTAACACTTCTGCACCCAAACCTAAGAATATTTGTTCAAACTTCATTAAGTTATTCTTACCAATCTTCTTTTGGTCATCTTTATCTGTTTTCTTAGCCCATTCTAATGTTTTTTCATCAGTAATGTTCTTTTTATCCAATCTAAACTTCTTATCAAAGAATGCCCATCTCTTAACTAACCCCATTTTGGTTTTATTATCAAGTGATGTGGGTGAATTCTTATCAACCCATTGTGACCACCATGCTTGATGGTAATCAGCAACACCATCGGTATCCTTTAAACTAAATTCTTTCTGTAATTTAGATATCTGTGATGAGTATTTGGATTTACTCTTACTTAAACTTTGTGATTTGGGTAAATTAACTACAGGTGGTCCTTGAATAGTGTAATTATCTTGTACATCTTTGTTTACTTGTTTAATCATACCAGCTAATATTCTAGCTGCATCACCATTCTCTCCAATTGCGATTCCATCCATATTAAATTCCATAGTTCCATGAAATACCAATAATGCTTGTCCATAAGGAATCACATTAACTGATGTTGGGTATATTACCTCAAGATTCATGAAACATGCACCTTGTTTGAATACTTTATCTCTTTGTTTTTCAGATAATGATTTAATAGAATCTGAAAGGTCTTTCATTGCAAAGTTATATGCTTTTTCTAATTCACCTCTACCAGCAAATTTATCAGCAACTGCTTTAATATCTAAAGCATTCTCACCTTTGTTCTTTAAGTGTCCTTTATTTCTTGCTGCTACTAATCTTCCATCTCTCCATGAAATAGCTAGTGCTTGGCCATCTGTTTTTTCTCTTGTGAACTCTAATGTACCTTCTAAAGCACGATTTACGATATCTTTAAGTTGTCCAAAGGTTAAATTGATATCAGTATCAAATGGATGAGACATATGCCCATACGCACCACCTTCTTGAAGTAATTTAGATTCATTTATGTTTTCGTTGATTAGTTGTTGTGGTGTTTTAGTGTTTGGTATAAACATTTCAACTAACTTATTATCAATATCACTTATTAACTGTTCTATTTCATTCATAAACTTTTCTTTTTCCTTATTTTTTATCCACACTCCCATTTCAGGTCCTTTAATATCAGATGGTACATCTTTTCCGCCAACAGATAATTTAAACTTTATGAATTTTTTCATATCCTTACCTATAATTTTACCAAACTTAATAATTTGTTCATCAGAAAGTGAAGTTTTATTTTGTAGTTTCTTAAATATTACAATTTCTTCTGATTTGAAGTGCTGTAGTGATACTAAAAATACAATATTATTTCTCTCATCATTGGTATAAGTTAATTTGTTTAATTGTTTTCCTAATACAGATGGAGCATTCTTCTTAAGTAGTGATGAAATGAATAGAATATAATCATTATCCTTGATATAAGGTTTAGATATCTTAAGATTTGGGAATATTAGTGAAGTAAATCCAATCTTATCATTCAACTCCATATACTTTTTAGTATCTTTAGCTGATTTAATTGATTTTATCACTTCATCTCTCACTCTTTCATAACTAACTCCTTTTAGTGATGGATCCTTTTGTAATGCATCAAGTAATTCTTTATCTAAGTTTCCACCCAATCTTGCTTGGAATCTTAGAGCTCTTAATTTTCTCAATGGGTCTTCATCGAATCTCTCTGATGCCTTACCAACTGTTCTGATGTTTTTCTTTTTTAAATCTTTTATACCACCAACTAAATCTACAATCTCTTTTCTATCTATATCATAAAACAAAGCATTGATAGTTAAATCTCTTCTTTTTACATCACCTTCAATATCTGTATAGTCAACAGCGGAAGGTCTTCTACCTTTACCAATATCTTTTCTAAATGTTGCAATCTCATGTCCACCAACTATTACAACTCCAAATGATTTTCCAACTTCAACGGTTTTCATTCCTAAATCTTTTGCAATCTTTAACACCTCATCTGGTTTTGCATCTGTTGCTAAATCAAAATCCTTTGGTGATTTACCAAGTATCGCATCTCTTACTGCACCACCCACCACATAAAGTTTCTTACCATTCTTTTTAAAAGCTTTTTGGATTTTAATAATAT